GTGTAGGCGCCGGTCGTCAGGTAGGTCGCCTGCAGGCCGCTCGCCGGCAGCGCGAGGTACGTCGCCAGGCCGGTCAGTAGGTCGGTCTTGAAGCCGCTCATCACCCGATCTCCTTGGCGATCTCGCGCCGCACCCGCTCGGGGCCCGTCTTGCGCGACTCGTTCAGCGGGATCTCGAGGTACTTCGCGCTCTTGCCGGCGGCGTGGCGGGTGCGCATGTTCTCGTGGACCCAGACCGCGAGGTTGCCGCTGCCGGTGGCGCGACCGTCGACGCGCGCCGGCGGCGAGGCGTAGGACACCGCGGCGCGCAGCGCGCCCTCGTCCACCTGCGCCTTCGCCGAATCGTGCAGGAAACCGCCGCGGATCGGCGCGACCGGGACGCGGCGCTGCGAGCCCTCGAGCACCTCGCCCGACCAGGACTCGAGCCCGCGCACGGCGCCGCGCTTGGCGGCTGCCTTGACCTTCTCTCCATACCAGCGCACGACGCCGCTCATCGGCACGTCACCCTCACGAGCACCGTCTCGCCGGGGCGCCGCTCGGGCGCGACCGCGAGGACGGTGCTCTTGTACGTCTCGTACGTGATGACGGAGCCCGGCGTGAACGTCGCCTGGTCGTCGGGATGGACGTGCAGCGTGAGGTCAGAGAGGACCTCCACGCCGTTCGCGTCGCGCACGAGCTGACGGATCCACGAGGCCTTGCAGGCGACCGTGACGGCGGCCGCCAGCACGGGGCCGTAGGCGCCCTCGCCCGTGGCGGTCTGCACCGAGACGGACTCGCGGAGCAGTCTGCGGGGGACGGTGCTCACGTGCCGTCGTCTTCGTCGTAGTAGAGGACGGACGCGCCGCCGTCGGTCACGGTGAGGTACTGGGAGGCACCGAGCGTGTCGGGCAGCATGCCCTGGAGCTCGATCGTGCCGACGGCAGAGAGGCCGGCGGCGCGGCGGATCTGGCGAACCTCGGCGGGCTCGAAGTAGACTCCGGTTGACTGCGAGCCGGCGCCGCGCCAGGAGTAGTCGCCGATCGTCTCGCCCTGCAGCCCGCCTGGATTCTCGTAGGCGCGCCGTACGGCGGCATAGACGACGGCGACGATGCCGCCCGGAGCCGCGCTGCCCGAGCCGTCTTCGTCCCAGGCCGCCGCGGTGGTCGCGCCGACGATGTCCGAGACGAGCGCGCAGGCGTCCTCGAGGTAGGCGGCGACGCGCTCCTCGTCGGCGGCCGGTATGGTGTTCTCGTAGCGCACCTGGAACTCGGTGAAGCTGACGAAGCTCATGCTTGTGCCCCTTCCTTGACGAGCTCCCAGGACGGCAGGCCGCGCAGGCGGCGCACGCGCGGGCTCCACGGCTTGAGCTGGAGATTCTCGCCGGTCACGCGGTTGTGGTAGACGACGGGGGCAGAGTCGGCGTGCGCCGGGGCGGCGTGCCTCCGGTCGGTGTGGACGGGCGCGCGGCGCGCCCGCTCTGGGCGATCGAGCGCCTGGTCGGCGTCGATGACGGGACCACCCCAATCGAGCTCGAGCGCCGACGCCTCCTCGCCGAGGAAGTTCCAGGCGATGCGGGCGCGGTTGCCGTTGGCTCTGTCTGTGCCCATGCGACCAGTCACGACGGACGGGCCGTCGGCGTGGTCGACGAGGCTGGGCCACGGATACCAGGTGCGGATGCCGGCCTGCAGCTCGAAGTAGCGCGACAGCCTGCGGTCATAGTTCGGGATGTTGCGGAGCTTGTCGCAGTAGGCGATCATCTCGGGGATGCAGGCGGTCGGCACGACCACGAGCGGCCCCCAGTTGAGGGTGTGCATCGTGACCCACGATGCCTGACTCGCCTCTGCCTTCTCGATGCACGCGCGCACCATCTCCGCGCCAGGCCGGACCTTGCCGATGTATCCGCAAAGCGGAGAGCCGGCGGGCACCTTCGCCAGCGCCCGCTCCAGCCCCGCGAAGAGGTCACGGCAGACGAGCACGTCGTCCTGGATGACGGCGTGGTGCGTCGCCTTCGGGTCGTACGCGAGCATGGCCCGGCGGCCCGTGTCCCAGCGGTCTCCCTTCTCGTCCCAGACCACCGTGCATTCACGGTCGAGGCGGCCGAGGATGGCCTTCACCTGGGCCGACCGCTTCCGGTGCGCCATCATGGCAACGGAGAGGCGGAACGGCTCCGCATCGCGGTCTTCTCCCGGCACGAAGGGGAGCACCGGGTAGAGGTGCGTCAGGGGCTGGCGCTCGCGCTGTTCACCGTGCATGGTGGAAGGAACGCCCTGGTGGATGGCGAGACTGCGCTTCGGCCGGTAGAGCTTGGCGCCCTTGGCGACGAGGGTCTCGGACATGAGCTTGCCGACGCCGCTGCTGCGGGGGCGCTTGACCCAGTCCTCGATCCACTCCTCTGACGGTACGGGCACTCGATAGTCGACGAGCTCCAGCAGCTCGCGGCGGCAGATGTACATGCCGTCGATCCAGCCGATCTCGACGCCGTCGCCGACCTTGCGCGGCTTTGTCTTCGTCCAGCGCACGGCGCCGCCGGAGTGGAAGACGATGTTGAGGGCGACGGGCTCTTCCAGGGTCTCCCACACCGCGATGGTGCGGGCGAAGAAGTCGCCGCAGAGCCGCACGTCGTCGGGCAGGAAGACGTACCAGTCGGCGGGTCGCTCGCGCAGGTCGGAGAGCTCGCGCGTGACGAGGCGCCAGTGCTGCTCGCGGCCGTAGTGTTCGGGGGTGCGCCAGTAGGCGTAGCCGCGCTCCGCGCACAGCTTGCGCACGGCCTCGTACCCCGGAGAGTCGTCGTGATAGACGCGCACCTCCACGTCACCGTTGAAGGCCTTGCGCTCGCGCTCGACGTCCCCCAGAAGCCGCAGCAGCGCGTCCTCGCGGTCGTGGGTGATGATGGAGACGACGGCGCGCTGCCGAGGACCCTCCGGCAGGGGAGACGCCACCCAGGCCGTCTCCCGCGCGATCTTGCCCTGCAGCTCGCTCGTGTCCAGTGCCCCGCCGTCGCGGCGGCGCGAGGCGTCCCAGATGGTGTCGCCGTCGTGCTTGGTGAACTGCAGCCAGCCCGCCTCGTGGGGGATGACGATGCGCGGGATACCGCGCTCGTTCGCCCACGCCGAGATCCACATGTCGGCCATGTTCGGGTGCTTGAAGAGCTGCGGGCGGACGGGGATGGAGCGGTGCCAGCAGAGCGACGACGTGGCGACGACGTGGACCGAGTGCGCGCCGACGACCTCGCCGCCGTTGTGGTAGAGCTTGGCGCGCGAGCGGTAGTAGTCCGTGGGGTCCGCTTTCAGCAGCACGCCGTGGCAGCCGACGAGCGCGCTGCGGTGGTACTCATCGACGGCGGCCACCATGCGCTCCGCGAAGTCGGGCGGATAGACCAGGTCGTCGTCACAGGAGATGTAGTAGTCGAAGTCGCCGGCGCCGGTCCAGAACATCTTGCCGGCATCGCCGCGATCGCCGTGATCCTGCGAGCGGGCCACGTCGATGCGCTCGTTCTCGAGGAACGCGGGGACGTCCTCGTAGCCGTTGAGGTAGACGCTGACGCGGTCGACCTGGCCGAGCAGGCTATCGACCGTCCCGCGCAGCGACTCGGTGCGGCCGGGGATGGATGCGAGGCAGGCACGTATCACGACGTCGCCTCGTGCTCGAAGACCCAGAAGCCGATCGCGTCGCCCGGGCCCTCATGGATGCAGCGCCAGCCGTGCGGGACGTCGGGCACGAACTCGCGGCTGCGCATGTGCGTGACCTCGTCGGCCTCCTCGCGGTTCGACGAGTGGATGCAGACCAGCGGCGCCGAGCCGAAGAGGAGCTCAAGGTGCCGCCGGTAGAGGGCGTCGTCAGTCAGGTGGAAGATGACGTCCAGCGACAGGGCAAGGTCGGCGGGGGGAAGCTCTGGCGCCGTCAGGCCGTCATAGGCCAGCCACGTCCTGCCCGGCGCATCAGCGCGCACGCGGCAGAGCGCGATTGCGGAGGGCGACACGTCGAGCCCGACGTACGCGGGCGCCTCGATCAGTCTGGCGACGACACCGTCGCCGCAGCCCCAGTCGGTGACGCTGCTGACGTTGCGCTCGGCGATCAGGCTGTTGATGAAGGCGGCCTTGCGCTTCGCCGCATCGCCGCGCGAGCCGTCCCCGGACCCGCGCTTGCCGTGAGCGTAGCGCGCCTCCCAGTAGCCGACGACGTCGAAGCTCACCGACGCCGCCCCCTGGTGTTCGCCCAGTGGTGCCAGGCGTAGGAGCGCGAGAGGTCGGGCTCGCGGCCGCGGTCACGGTCACGGTTCGACTGCGGCGAGAAGATGTGCTCGTCGAAGACGGTCACGCCCTCGGGGTGCTGCTCGTAGGTGCGCGAGACGTGCCAGGGGCCGACCATCTTGGCGACGTGCATGCCGTGGAAACGCCGCACCGACTCCTCGAGACCCTCGATGCACGCGGCGAGGAAGGGATGGCCGGGGGCAGCGCCGAGCGCGCAGTTCGTCAGCAGGCGCAGGCCGTCCGGGCCGCGGTTCGGTGAGTAGGTCGCGAAGCACTCGACGCCGTCGAGGAGGTCGCCGAGCGGCTTGAGCGGCTCGATGTCAGAGTCGACGTAGACGCCGCCCAGCTCGTAGAGGATCTGCAGCCGCGCGACGTCGGCCTCGAAGCGCAGGTAGTCGCGCGGCGCGAGCTCGCGCGCACGGGCGAACACGGCCGGCATCTCGGGCAGCTTCGTGGAATCGCCCCACTCCTTGAGCTTCCACTCGGGGTTGAGCTTCTTCCACGCGCGCCCGTAGGCACGGAACTCGGCCGGCATGGGGCCGCCGCGCCAGATGCGATGAATGACCCGCGGGATCACTGGCCTACCTCGACGTCGAAAGTGACGGCGTCGCCGTCGGCGATGCCGAGGCGGTCGCGCAGCTTGACGGGGGCGACGAGCTCGAGCGTGTCGGGTCCGTGGTTACGTGTGCCTGGTACGTGGGCGTGACAGGGAAGATCGCCGACCCAGGCGCGCCAGAGCTGACGGTCGTGGCGCGGTGCCGGGCGCCAGTCGAGCCAGGGCTTGCCGAGCGCGTGCGGCTCAGGCAGGCGCACGTTGAGCGAGCCCGGGAAGGGTTCGTAGCCCAGTATCGCGCCAAGGTCGACGTCATAGCGCGGCATGTTCCGCGAGCACCATCCTGAGCCGGTGAAGGCCACGCCGGTCAGCGTGCGGATGGTGCCCGGTAGGCGGTACAGAGGGCGCTCGTAGGTGACGCCGTCGCGTCCCGTGCGCGGGGACGTCCCGAGCAGTTCGGCGCCGGGCAGCGACGATACGACGCGGTGCTGCTCCGCGACCTCGCGGCGCGCGGCTGCTCGGCGCATCCAGCGCTCGCGCGGGTCGCAGATCTCGAGGACGGCGTGCGAGCGGCAGGCCAGAAGCAGCGGCAGTGCATCGCGCCAGTCCTTCATGTGATGCAGCACCGAGAGAGCCAGCGTGACGTCGTGCCGCGGGAGCGCGCGCAGCTCGCGGGCGCTCAGGCGGCGCGGCACGACGGAAACCTTGTCAGAGGCAGCGGCGGCGAGGCCGTCGTAGTCGTCGACGGCCGTCGCCGTTGCCTCGAAGTCCTCGACGATCCGGGTCGCGAAGTAGCCGGTGTACGCCCCGACGTCGAGCACGGTGAACCGGGCCGCCGCCGGGAGCGTGGCCGCGATGAGCCCGTAACGGCCCTCGCAGTCACGCTCGCCGGCAGCGACCCTCGCCCCGTCCTGCCAAGTGTCCTGATAGGACTGCTTCACGGCTGGACGGGCCCCAGTCAGGAGCCGAGCGTGAGCTTGACGGCGCGCACCAGGATCGGGCTGCCGCTGCCGCTGCCGTCCTCGGGGACGAACTGGTTGTCGGAGTTGAGGCTGCCGTCGTCGTACGTGACGCCGACGCCCATGTAGCAGCTGGCGATGCAGCGGTCGCGGACGTTGAGCGGGTCGTAGTCCTTGATCACGCGCATGGCGAAGCCGTTGAACGACGCAGCCGCGCCCCAGCCCACACCGTCGGGCACGGCGGGAGCGCGCATGACGAGCGGGAACGCCGTCCGGTGGAAGGCGTAGCACTCGTCGGGAGCGAACGCCGGCACGGAGACGATGCGGAAGCCGCCGTACCTGCCGACCGTCGCGTCCGTGAGGGCGCTCTCGGCCGACGTGGCGCCGGTCTCGCGGTTCGCCAGTGACTTGAGGATGATCTCCTCGATGTCGGCGCCGCAGGCGAACACGCGCCCCTCGAAGGGCACGTTGGCGAGGTTGAGCTGCTTGCGCGCGTCGAGCACGCTGCCCAGCGGATCGGCCTCGCTGAAGGTGCCGGTGAGGGCGTAGGACGCGCCCGAGATCGCGTCGGCGACCTCGTCCTCGATACCGCGTGCGACCGCGGCCTCGAGCGGGGCGAGAACCTGCTCCGCGAAGTTGGCGATGTCGAGCGTCAGCTCCTCGTCGCTGACGTTCGTCCCGCTGTAGACGTCGGTGTCGAGGGTCACGTCGACCTTGGTCTCGGCGCCGTCGTCCATCGTCAGCGACCCGCTGCGCAGGGTGCGCGTGCGGGCGGCGCGATAGGCGGGGACGCGGATCGAGACGGTGTCGTTGTAGGCACCCTCGAAGCCGGAGACCGCGTCTCGCCAGACGAGGCCCGGAAGGACCACGTCGCGCGCGAGCGCGCCGAGTCCGGCACTGACGACCTTCGTCGCCTTGATGAATGTGTTCGCCATTGTGTGTCAGCTCCTGATCATCTGCGCGGAACCATGTCCGCGAGCTTGCGCGGGTCTGTCTCGTCGGGCTCCTCTTCGGGAGCCGCGCCCGAGCGCAGCCGCTCCTTCGGCCGTGTCGGCTTGCCGGCGTCGCCGCCGGCGTCCTTGTGACCGAAGGAGGCGAGCAGCTCGTCGGCGTCCGCCTCGAGCTCCTCTTCGGTCTCGCCCACGAGGCGCTTTGCCTGGGCCTCTGTCAGGCCCTTGCGCATCGCCACCCGTAGGCGCGCCAGCTCACTCGTCGCCGAGTGCGCGGCCTTCTCCGCCTGGGCGACCTTGTCGGCTGCCCGTTCGGCTTCTGACTTCTGCGCGTCCTCGAGCTCGGCGAGGCGCTTGGCCGCGGCGGCGTTCGCCTTCGCCTGGGCCTCGTGCTTGCGCGAGAGCGCTTTCCACTTGGTGACCTCGTCGCCGGGCTCGCCCGCGTCGCCGGCGTCACCGGCCGCGGCGGCGCCCCTGGCGTCGTCGTCGGCCGCCTTCGCGTTCGGCTCGCCGCCGGCCTGTTGCTTCTTGTCGTCGTCAGACATCTCTGCTCCCATGTCGGGTCAGTTCTGAGCGGCCTGCCGTGGCGGCGGTCGCGTTGTGCCTCACTTGGTGCGCCCCTCGATGGCGGCGCGGAAATCGTTGTAGGAGCCGTGGCTCTCGTACCAGAGGTCCTGGTAGGCCTTGCTGCCGGCGGGCCACTCGGCGCCCTCGTAGACCGGCTCAGAGCCGCAGGTGCAGTGGTCGTGTGCCTCGAAGTCGACCGTCTCGTCCTTGTAGACCGGGCCGCGGCTCGCGAGCATGGCGCAAAAGGCGCAGGCGTTGGCGCTCGCGACGCGCGCCCAGCCGAGGGCCTGCGAGTCGCGCATGACCTCCTGCTCGATCGTGTCGCGTCCGCCCTTGAGCGCGAGACGGCTGACGGCGCCCGACACCTCGACGAGGCCGTTCTGCATCGCGACCTCGTAAGGCTTGCCGGCGCGCAGGGAACGGAACACGCCGGCGCGTGCGGTCGCCGAGACGGCGGCGCGGATCTGCTCCGCCGGCGGTGCCGCGGCAAGTGCCACGCGCGCCGCCGTGCCAGCCGCTCCTCGCGGCGCGTCGACGGCGCGGAAGAGTTCGTAGTAGTTCGCCGCGATGGTGGCCGACTCGATCGCGCGCAGCTGCGCCAGCACGACCATCGAGTTCTGAAAGCGCGTGAAGGACTTCTGGTCCTTGAGGTCCCAGAGGGCGTACAGCCGCATGACCTCGGTCACGACCTTGGCCCGCAGAGCAAGCTGCCGCTTCGTGTGTATGCGCGTGAGCTGCTTGCCTTCGGCCGTGCGCGCCATCTCAGGCCGTGGCCTCGTTCTCGACGCCGCCGGCCTGGCGCTCGAGCAGGTTCGCCAGGTTGGCGAGCGAGTCGCCCTGCTGGGCGGATATCTTCCAGCGCGCGACGTCGGCCTGCGTGACGCCCGGGATGCGCTCCCAGAGTTCCTCGACCGGGACCATGAGCATCTGCGCCAGCTTGCCGAGGGCGTCGACCGTGGCCGCGTAGGCGCGGGCCTCGGTGTCCTTCCAGCGCACCTGCGCGGACGGGTCGGCCTCGTAGCCGGCGATACGGCCGGCCAAGGCGAGCGTCTGCTCCCAGGCCTCGCCGAACATCGTCTGGCGCTCGGTGATCTTGCGGCGCTCGGCCTGTTCGGCGGCCGCGAGTGCCTCGGCGGAGAGGTTGACGAGCTCGCCGCGCAGCGCGTGCGCCGGCGTCTGGCTGATCGCCGCCAGGTTGCGCAGCGAATCCTTGCGCGACTCGACGTAGCCCGAGAGGTCGGCGGGGGAGAGCTGGCCGATCTTCGTCTCAGGGTCGTCGAATGTCAGCACCTTGTTGGCGGCCACCTGGACCTTGTCCTGCTCGCTCTCGGCCGTCCAGCCCGCGATCCACTTCTGCGGGAAGGCGCCGTAGTGCTGCGTGACTAGGAGGCCGAACGTGGTGAGGTTGATCTGGTCCTGAATGTGGATGAGGTCCTCGACCTCGCTCGACACCTCTTCGTCGAGGTCGCTCTTGGCGACGAAGCGCACGACCGGCACGACGCCCAGGCCGTGTTCCTCGGACGAGACGAACTGCGCTTTTCCGCCCGGGTCGACGTCGACCCAGTAGGTCATCTCCTCGTCGAAGAGGCGGAAGAGCATCTGGCCTTTGACCGCGGAGTGGCGGCGCTCGAGCGCCCACATGGGCCATTCGTCGTCTTCGCCGTAGACGACCGTCATGTCGCGCGGCGAGATCCCGCGCACGACCGGCACCGGGTCGCCCGGCAGCGCAGTCGCGTACGAGACGCCGTAGGAGAGCCCCGAGCGGTGAACGCCGAGCTGGCGCGCGTCGAGCTGGTTGCGCTGCCAGATGTCCCAGGCGGGCTCCTCGTCGGCGCTCTTCGGCGCGCGGTAGCCATCGACGTACATCGACTGGGCCACGGAGTCGACGACGAGCCCGAGCACGTTCACGCGGCTCATCTCGGCGATGCGCCGCACTTCGGCCGGGGCGCTCGTCGGGAGCCACAGGAAGCGCTGCTTGTTGTGGATGTAGCTATAGAGGCGGTCGAGCCGGTCCTTCTCGGCCGCGCGCCAGGCGAGCATGACGTGAGTCTGCTCAATGGCTTGCTGTTGAGTGAGCGCCATGCAGCCTCCGTCGTCTAGAAGAACGCCGCCCTCTGTCGCTGGCGTCGCTGTTTGGCCTTCGGCAGTGCGAGGTAGGCCCGGCGCGCCATGCGCGCCAAGATGAGAGCCGCGAGAGAGTCGACCTTGCGGCTGCTCTCGCGGTGTTCCTTGCCGAACGCGACGCCCCAGGCGTTCGGGCGCCGGCGGGCGTTGTGGACGTGCTGCCGTACGCGCGCGTCGCCGTCGTGCTTGAGGGCCTGCTCGGTGATCTCGTTGTGGGTGCGCTCGGCGCCCTCGAGGGTGAACTCCTTCTGGCGCGCCCTCATGTCCCAAGCGATCTTGTGGCGGCTCGTCGCGTGAGCGCAGAGCTTGCCGCCGAGCTCCAGGGCCCAGCGGTCGACGTACGACTCCCACGGGTGCAGGTCGCTGAAGAAGGCGACGACGTCGTAGTGCTCGAAGGCCGCCCTCACGGCGCGGTCGATCGCGCCGCGCGGCGCCTCGTTGCCGGTCCTGGCCGGGTCCCACACGCCGAGCGTGAATAGGTATCCATCCGATATGCGACAGCCGATGAGCGCCGAGTGGTCGTCGGTCAGCGAGCCGTCGAAACCGAGCGCGACGAGCTCGCCCTCCTCGACCGTTGGCGTGCGATCGGCCAGCACGTCCCACTCCTGCGGCGTCACCCAGGCGTCCTCGGTGGCGACGATCTGGTTGTAGTAGAAGCGGCGCGACTGGCTCGCCGGGTTGCGCGGGTCGAGGATCTCGTTCACGAGCCGTTCGATGTCGAGCCAGTGAGCGTCGCCGCGGACGGCCTCGAGGACGGCGGGAGCTTCCTCGGCCACGAGCCGCGCCTCGGGCGGCGCCTCGCGTGAGTCGTAGAGCATGCCGCTGTCGACGACGCTGCCGGCCTCGACGCTCTCCCACGCCTCGCGGGCGAGCTGCGCGACCGACTCCTCGCCGGGCTCGTAGGCGTTCGTGATCGACAGCGCACGCGACTGACCGTCTTTCGACTTCGCCAGGTTGCGCGCGATCACGCGGTCCATCTCGTGGCCTTCGTTCGTTGAGATCCAGTGGTGCGTCTCGTTGCGCAGGACGAAGGTCGAGCGCGCTCCCTCGAGGGCTCGCGGAGAGCTCGTCACGGCCTCGATGCGCCGGGCTCCGTGGTCGGCGTAGATGATCTCCTTGCCGAGGTCGATGCCGTACTCCGCGACGGCGTCCTTGCTGAACAGCCAGGGGAAGATCGTCATCGTCGTGCGCGTCTGGTCTTTGGACACGGCCGCCGTCTGCACCCATGCCTGCGGGTGCGGCACGCCGGCTGGATGCTCGTTGCCCCACGGGTCGAGCACTGCGCCGGCTCGCTCGTCGAACCGGCAGGGCCCGACGAACTCGATCGCGCTCAGCACGGCGCCGAGCGGGTCCTTGCCCCAGCCCTTGAGCCTCTGCAGCACGCCGTCCCGGTAGAGGAAGCGGCCGCGGCGGTCGACCGCGTACCACCAGGCGGTGAAGCGCTCCTGCTCGGGCGTGCAGAGCCAGGGCTCTCCGCTCGGCAGTTGCAGCCAGTCGAACGCCCAGTAGAGCGCGGACCAGCCGAGCGTCAGCTTCGGGTAGGCGAATCCACTCGGGTGCTTCTTGTCTCTCTTCCAGGTCGGCCCGATGCAGACCGGCTCAACCGCTGCGGGCACGGCGGTAGGCGTCCATCGTGGTGACGCTCGCGAGCGACTGCTTGCCGAGGCGCTCGACCTCCATCCGCGCCCGGCGCCGGTCGCCCTCAGTGACGAGCAGCGAGGACATGAGGCTGTTGAGGCTGGCGACCATCTGGGCCGACGGCCTCTCGCCCTGGTTGAGCAGCCTCGACATGAGCTCGGCCGTGTACTTCGCGGTCATCCAGTCGGACGGCTCGTAGAACTTCGCCTGGCCCGACGGCTTGAGCGAGCGATACCAGCGCTTCGCGATCGGGTGCCAGTCGGGCTCGGCCGCCGGCACGCGCACGGCGCCTGCTACCTTGACTGTCTCGGTGGGTACATCTGGCTTGTTCTGCCGGCGACGCTCGGCGTCGCGTTTCGGGATGGGACCGCGAGAGCCCATGTCGGCCTCCCATAGGAAGAGGCACCGTGTCGGCGCCCGTGGACTTGAGAACCCGTAGTGACAGGAGTCCGCT